CATCTACATATGGGACGACGTGGCAAACGCAAAGATATCTGAACAAGACATTCAGCAATTGTTGTTAGCCAAGTTGGTCCGTATCGTGAACAATGCTCCTTACCTTTCCATTCAAGCAGAGGCAGACAAAAAAGGTTGTCAAGCACATAAACCGAAGTTAGTAATTATTACTTCGAATGTGTACGACTTAAAATGTCTGCAATACTGCAATGACCTCCCCTCTTTTTGGAACCGCGTCAAGTCGTATGAAGTGAGAGTGAAACCACAGTTTGCAAAACAAGATGGTACTATCAATTCTGACTTGTGCACTGTTGCAACTCCTGTCCACACCCTGACACCCATATATCCGAATTTGGCTCCGCTAGGAGTTTCCAAGGACAACAAACCTTCAACGGTATCCATGGAATTCAAGAAAGACAAATTAGGAAATAAGGTCGAAACCAAAGGGATTGAGGAATGGATGCCCATTTGGGTAGACGAATGGGAGAAGCACTTCAGACAGCAGGAAAAGTTGGTGAATGACATGATGGAGCTGAAAAACGAAGAAATGTGTGTCCACAAATGTCTCAAATGTTTTTGCGCGACTTGCTCGGTAATTCCTCAAATGGAAATCGATGCTCTTGCGAAAAATGTTCGACCGGAAAGTTTTCAAACATGTTCAAATGTCATGGCTCAAGCTCTGTACAACGATGTCGTTGACTGGTTTGCCAAGATGAAGGTGCCTCGTTTGCAATCGACAATCGGAAATTGGATTGGTAACAACTTGATTGATATCGGAAAGAGTTATTTCGAAGTTTTTATGCAAGCCACGGTTCAGAAACAAGCGGCAATTCTCCTTACAACAGGATCGATAGCCACTTTGATGTTGATTCCTTACGCGGCATTGCTGATGTACGATGTCTACCTCGGACTCGCCTGTATTTACGGGACTGCAGTCGTGGTTTACACCATCGCATGTCACATCAAGAACATTGCAACGGAATGTATTGTAGCAAAAGTCAGATTAGGCTTGTTCGGCGATGAACCCATGTTCATTGTTGGCGTTAAAGCCTTGGCTTGCTTGACTATTTCCCGAGAGTTTCTGAGCTTCATGAGAACTTTTCTGAAAGCTCGTCCGGAAGCACTATTCATGGAAAATCCAATGGATGTGATTCAGGAAAAGAAGTCAACTCTGTGGGACAATTTCGTCAGTTTCATGCCATCCGAACCGAAGGGAACAACAACACTCGATGAACGCTATCAGCAGTACACTCGTCGAACGTTTCAG